GAAGCCGAAGAAACCTTTACAGGGCACGAGGAAGAACGCCTCTACAACAATGTGCCTTGCTCGGTCAAAGAATGGAATGAGAAAATCGCATCAATCTGCCCCGAGCAGGTATTCAAGTTCATCACGAATCCCTCCTACTTCACCTCACAGAAAGCAGATGTGCAGCGAGCAATGCTCTTCGATATGGCGGGCAATATATCCGACGCCGACATCGCCGCTGGTAATCCTGATTTCGCCGCTCTCCTCGCCGCTCTGACAGGTAAGACGATGGAAGAATACAAGCGCGAGATACAGGCGAAGAAACGCCGTCTGAAAGCCGAAATCGAGGCTATTCCTGAACGAATCGATGAGCGTAAGAGAGATACCCCCGAAAGCACCGACTTCGCGGCAGTCGAGAAAGAGCTTGCCGAGAAGAAAAAAGCTCTCGCCGACATCGATACTCAGCTCACCGATATATCGGAAGCCCAGAAGAAGATTAACGAGCAGAAGAGAGCTATCGACAAGAAGATTGGCGACCTCAATATGTCTCTCTCTTCGCGTCAGTGGAAAATTAAAGAAGAAGCCACCGCCGAATATCGCAAAGCCTGTGCTGCACGAGACGAGGTTAAATACCGCATCGATACTCTACGCAGGGAGATTGAGACTCGCACAACCTACATCAGTGCAGCCGAGAAAACTTTGGAAATACGAGCCAAAGAACGTGAAGTCCTCATTGCTGAGTGGAAATCAATACAAGCCGAGGCTCTGACATTCGAGGCAGATGCTTTCAACTGCCCGACTTGTGGCCAACCTCTTGATGTAGCAGACATCGAAAAGAAGCAAACCGAAATGACGGAACGGTTCAATGCCCGCAAAGCTGAAAAACTCGCCGCTAATGTGAGAAAGGGCAAAGCACTCAAAGCAGAGGTTGAAAAGAAGAAACAGGACCTCTCGGAAGAGCGCGAAGCCCTTGCGAAAGCAGAAGCAGAGGTCGAAAGACTGACCGCCTCGACAATCACCGTCCCGACACCTGTATCAGATGAAGACCTCCTCGTCCTCTATCGAGATGATAAAGATTGCATCGCAATCCGCAAGCAGATTCAGGACTTGCACACGCAGCTGTCTGACATCGAAGAAACCGCCACTCCCGATTCATCGGAACTCAAAGAGGCGAAGAGCATACTCCAAGGCTCAATCGAAGAGCTGACAAAAATTTTGGCTCAAAAGGTGCTTATTGAGCGCAACAGCGCACGAATCTCCGAACTCGAAACGCAGCTCCGCAATCAGTCTCAGGAACTCGCGGAACTGGAGAAAACCGAGTTTACGATTGCTCAATTCGCGAAAGCCAAAATCGAAGCCGTCGAGCAGCGAATCAACTCTCTCTTCCGCATCGTCCGCTTTAAGATGTTCGACCAGCAAATCAACGGCGGCGAGGTCGAGACTTGCGAGGCGATGGTTGACGGAGTGCCGTATTCATCGCTCAACAATGCGATGCAGATAAATGCAGGTCTCGACATCATCAATGCGATATGCAGCAGCAAAGGAATCTCGGTGCCTGTCTTTATCGACAATGCCGAGAGCGTGCAAGAGTTAGAGCCGACGCTATCCCAACAGATACGACTGGTAGTGAGCGATGAGCCTACCCTGACAACATCATTCGGACCAAAGAACCTATTCAGCATATAACTGCCATGGAAGAAATCAAAACTAAAGTCTGCGTCCATTGCGGGAAAGAAAAGCCCGCATCAGACTTCGCAAAGAGTGTAAGCAGTGAGGACGGACTGCAATCATGGTGCAACGAGTGCGCCGCCGAATATGGCAGAATGAGAACTCGCTACAAAGAAGAGGGAGTCAAGGTCTGCCGCAAATGTGGTCGAATCCTCCCCAAGAGTAAATTCGCCTATCGGGAGAATACGAAAGACCACCACGACACAATCTGCAAAGAGTGTCAAGGCATCGAGACCGAAGAGCAACCCGAAGTCATCGAAGCAGCAGCTCCCGAAATCACCCCCCCCGATTTCGACATCTCTAACATTCCGATTTCGGAGATATTTGAAGAACTCAAACGTCGTGGGTTCCATGGCGAGTTGATTCAGAAACATTCAATCTAATCATCATAAGTTCCACCTCTAAAATTCCAAATTATGACTGGAAATCAAATGACGGCTCAACCGCAGAACGCCGTAGCGACCCAGCAGAAGCCTGTGGATTTGCTCAAAGCGGTAATCAACGCCCCGTCCGTTCAGGACCAGTTCAAGAACGCTCTCGGCGACCACAAAGATGCTTTCGTAGCATCGCTCATCGACCTCTATACAGGCGATAAATCGCTCCAGACCTGCAAGCCGCAAGCGGTCATCATGGAGGCTCTTCGCGCCGCGACCCTCCGTCTGCCTATCAACAAGGCTCTCGGCTTCGCTTACATCGTGGTTTACAATAACTCGGTGAAACTCCCCGACGGCACATGGACTAAGGTCCCGACCCCGACATTCATACCAGGCTACAAGGGGTATATCCAGCTCGCGATGCGCACAGGTCAGTATCGCACAATCAATGCCGACCTCGTCTATGAGGGCGAGCTTCGCAAGGTCAATAAGCTCACAGGAGAAATCGCTTTTGACGGCGAAAAGACCTCCGATAAGGTAGTAGGCTACTTCTGTTATTTCGAGCTTCTCAACGGCTTCTCCAAGACCCTCTACATGAGTGTCGAGGATATGGCGAAATATGCCAAACGATACTCACCCTCCGTCGGCAAGAATACGACCGTCGAAATGCTCATTGCGAAAGCCAACGACGGCATCGTAGCAAAGAAGGTAGGTTGGGAGGGCAACTTCAATGACATGGCTCTCAAAACGACCCTCCGTCGCCTCCTCTCCAAGTATGGCTACCTCTCCGTCGAGATGCAGACCGCAATGGCGAATGATGCCGAAGAATCCGAAATGGCATCACGCAATACCATGCTCGCCGACAATGCCAATGCGCAGGTTCTCGACATCTCCAACACCGAGTATGAAGAGGTGGACGGCACAACCGTTGACCGCGAGACAGGCGAAGTGATTCAGGCAGCATCTACCCCGCAGGGAGAAAAATCTGCCGACGCTCCCGCCGCTGACGCAACTCCTGACTACTAATCAGTAAATTCCGAGAGTATGATTTTGAAAGTATTAGGTTCAAGCAGCGAGGGTAATTGCTACTTTCTGCAAGCCCAGAACGAGACCCTGATTATCGAGGCAGGCATCAAGTTCGCAGAAGTGAAAAAGGCTCTCAACTGGCAGCTCGGAAATGTGGTAGGTTGCTTAATCTCGCATGAGCATAAAGACCACTCAAAGTATCTCTCGGATTTTCTGAAAAGCGGAATCACGGTGCTTGCACTCGCCGAAGTATTCAACTCGCAAGTACTCAAAACTCGCGTATTCTGCAAAGAAATAAAACCGATGCACGGCTACAAGGTGGGCGGCTTCAAAGTGCTTGCTATACCAGTCGTTCACGATGTGCCGTGCGTCGGCTTTATAATCGAGCATGAGAAAATGGGTAAGCTCCTATTCATCACCGATACGATGATGCTTGAATTTCGATTGCCTCCCCTAAATCACATTATGCTCGAAGCGAATTACTCCGACCCGATTCTACAATACAATATCGACAACGGAATAATGCCTGTCAGCATGAGAGAGCGACTTCTGCGCTCGCACATGGAATTGAAGACTACCGCCGAGATATTGAGGGTGAACGACCTCTCAAAGGTCAACGAGGTAATTCTTTTGCATCTCTCTGCGAGAAACAGCGACCCTGAACAATTCCGTCAGACAATCCAGAAAAGCGCGGGAAAGCCTGTATATATCGCTCGGAACGGCTTATGCCTCGACCTCTCCCTAACGCCTTACTGATATGAGAGAGATTCCGAATGACATTCTCGCAAATCTTCTGCGCTACCTCCCGATGCTGATTGAAAACCTCGACCAGCAGAAAGTACGAAAGAGTCTGCGGCTGACAAATGCAGTCCGCGTCTTGAATTTCCATATCATTCCCAAATTAAAGAAAATCGACAATGAGCAAAAAAATCGAAATAGAGAGAAGTAAGCTCATGGAAGCCTACAAAGCTGCCAACGATGAGCAGAAGCAACTTCTCATCAATCTCTACGGCAAGGATATTTTTAAGCCTGCCGATGTGAGAGAACGCATCAAGACCTTTGAGGACGCTTGCCGCGAACTTGACAGCCGATGCGAAGATAATCACCCCCTCGTCTCTGAATTTGAGGCTCTACAAGGGTATTTCTGCGAGAATGACAATCTCTCGAAAGATATTCTCGCATATCTCCAACTCCGTATCATCTGCGCTGCTCTGAACGAGGGCTGGGAGCCGACCTTTGCCAATGAAGAATACCGTTGGTATCCGTGGTTCGTCATCTATACCAAAGATGAACTCGCCCGAATGGACGAAGAGAAGCGGCGCCGTGTTGTCGGTCGCTCGTATCACAATGCGATTGCGAATGGCGGTCTCGTCTATGCGAGTGCGTTTCTCGCATCGTCGTACTCGCTCTCGTATAG